GGAGAACAAATGAGCGACTGGGGTAGAGGACTGGGCAGTGACCCTGAACAGCCAACTGTAAAAATACCAGAAAGCGCCAAGAAGACCAAACTTGGTCTGATGCACCACTACAAGCACTCCATTCCGTTCAAAATGAGCGGAGAGGTAAATGGCCCAGCCATGATGAAATGCTTCACTACGTTGCGTGACAATGGCGTGTCTTACGATGACATTTACAAGATGATTGACAAGTTCTTTATGGACCTTAAAGAAAAACCACTTGCCTCAAACATTCCAACATGGAAAGTGTTTATTCAAAAAGTAGATGAGTTAACTAGGTGGGTTACTTTGTCTTCTCCAGACTCCGATGTTTCGGAGTGGAAATGAGAAAGTTTATTAAATCAATCGTTGCTTGGTTTTTAATTAAGTACTATCTAACTCACGAAACAGAAGACATTGATTTTGAAATGCACGTATGCGAAATGTGTGGAACGATTTATATGGATGTAGATTCATACCTCACACATTTCATGTTGAATCAGTGTCACATTGAGATGTACCCTATGCCACCCGAACAGTTAGAGATTAGGACAGAGAAATGACAACAGAATGGAAAGGACAGCGGTACTGGAAAAACAGACCGCTTGATGAGCGTTTAAAGAACCTTAAAATTCCTAAACGTTATGAGAACTTGACACTTGCTTCTTATGACAAGAGCATTGGAGATGTTGATGTTCACTACGCAGTTACAACATGGTTAAAGAACGCAGAACAAAACATTGCAGAGGGTACTGGTTTGTATTTGTTTGGTGGAACAGGTGTTGGTAAAACACACCTTGCAATTTCATTGTTAAAAGAGGCTGTAACAAACAACCAATGCAGTGGTTTCTTTATCCCAGTAACAAACTACATTGAAATGATGTATGACGAGATGCACAACGATGGTGAGTTACCAGAAGAATACTCATCTGCATATCTTGCAAAGTACATTCGCACTGTTTATGACATTGTTGTATTAGATGGTTTGGGAGATGAAAACGATTCTGAATTCACACGTCGTTCTATCATGACATTGCTTACTCAACGTGTTAATGGTCAGTTGCCAACAATTGTTACAAGTCTTTACAATCCTAAAAAACTTGCAGTTCGTTATGGTGAGCGTTTTGTGTCTATACTGCAATCGGTATGCAGGCTTGTACCCGTAGCAGGAACGGACCAACGAAATGCAGGGAAATGACATTGGTGTATATACTCAACGTGGACAGGGTGTAATCTTTGAGGGAGTACTTGCAACAGAACCTGACTCGTTAGTATCACGTTTGTACAAACAACGTGAAAACTGGGACAAGTACATTAATCAATGGAAGCCTAATGACCTACCATTGAAAGCAATGTTTGACAGTGCACTTCGTTTAGGAGTTGCAACGGACGTTTATACATTCATTGACCCAGGTGCGGTGGATGCGATAGACAAATGGTTAACAAGAAAAGGTATATCGGTAGCAGTAATGTATTTTAAAAACGTTGAAGAACTTGCATATGACTTAAAGTTCCAACGATCAATTCGGACAATATACGTTGAAACACAGGAACAAGGCTCTATCATTGGCATACGTTCACATGTGGTAGACCCAAAGAAAGCATGGATTGCATAATGGCAAGCGCAGAACACTTACTGCTTAGTAAGGTAATTCAAGAAAACGAAATCGTTCCTGTAATTGAATCAGGTATTAAATCTCAACACTTTTCTAAGCATTGGGAAAATGTATGGCAGTGGGTACTGAACTACTGGCGTGAGCACAACGCTGTACCAAGTGAGCGTTCTTTTGCACAGGAGTACGCAGATGTACAACTTGTAGATGCTAGTCGTGAGCCATTCTCAAGCCTCATTGATGAGATGCTTATGTCCTACAAGCACGCAAAACTTGTAGAGACATTGGCTATTGCAGTACCAGCGTTAAACAGTAACAACACCGACACAGCCTTACAATTACTATCCGCAGGTATCCAAACTGCTTCAGCGGACGTTTCACGCTTACGTGACTTTGACCTCATTCAAAACTGGGAACAACGTATTAAACGCTATGAGATGATGCGTGACACTCCCAATGCTATTCGTGGTATTCCTACTGGCTTCGCTGGATTGGACAGGATTACATCAGGCTTACGCCCACAACAGTTAGTTACGTTTGTTGGTGAGGCAAAGAAAGGTAAGTCACTGATTACCTTGATTATGGCTAACGCTGTACACAATCATGGGAAAGTACCTTTGTACATTTCATTTGAAATGAGTGTTGAAGAACAGTCAGCACGTTATGACGCACTCGTTGCTCACATCTCTCACACAAAGATTATGCGTGGAGATTTGACCCGACAAGAAGTTGACCATATTCGCAAGACCATTTCAATTCGTAAGAACATGCACCCATTCATCATGTCAGAAGACGTGTCATCACTTACAACAGTAAGTGCTATTGCTGGAAAGTTACAGCAACATAAACCTGATGTGTTGTTTGTTGACGGTGTGTATTTGATGGATGATGAGAATGGAGAACCAAAGGGTTCCCCACAAGCACTTACAAACATCACTCGTTCATTGAAGCGGTTAGCACAGCGCTATGACGTTCCAATCATTGGGACTACACAGGTTCTTGGTTGGAAGTTGGGAAATAGGAAAAGCCGACAGATTACGGCAGACTCAATTGGTTACACATCTTCGTTTGCACAAGACTCAGACCTTGTAGTGGGTGTGGAATCAGACCCTGACATTGATGACCAAGCAATCCTGCGTGTTGTACTTGCTCGTACAGCACCAAAGGGTGAGGTTAGGATTAAATGGGATTGGGCAAACATGGACTTCTCAGAGGTGGAGGAACAAGGAAATGATGACAATGACAACTGGTATTACTAGTATCCCAGATGTTCTTGAAGCACTTGGGGTAGACGTTCGCCGTGAAACAGCAAATGAAATTATTGGCTGTTGTCCAGTACATGAAAAACACACAGGTAAAGCAGATAGGTCTCCATCGTGGTCTATCAATGCCACAACTGGACTATGGATTTGTCATTCATGCGGAGCACGTGGGAACCTTCCATACTTAGTTGCAGAGATTACTGGTAGTTACGATTCTGTTTCTAGCATTTACAACTTAATGATTAATACTGGAATGGAGAAACTTACTAATCCAGTTAAGTTAAAAAAAGAAGTTGTAGCCGATTGGGAAACCTATATGGGTTTTGCAAAACCACCATATGAGGAATTGGTAAAACGTCATATCAAAATTAACACCGCAGACCAGCACGGTATTAGGTGGAACTCGTTAAAAGACGCTTGGATTATTCCAATCATTTCTCCAAGCGGAGACTTGATGGGGTGGCAGGAGAAATCACCTAAAGGCGTATTGAACTTTCCAACTGGTGTTACTAAATCAGAGACATTGTTTGGACTGGACAGGTTTAGGTCTGAAACAGCCATTTTAGTTGAATCACCGTTAGATGTGGTTCGCTTTGCCTCTGCCTATACCAATATGCAATGCTTGGCTAGTTTTGGTGTAAACATCAGTAAGAAGCAAATATCATTACTTGAATCGTCATGCGATAGTCTGATAATTGCATTAGATAATGATGAGGCTGGAAAAGCCATTGGTTCAAAGTTGCTAACAATGATGCCACCGTTTCGCAATGGTATAAAATGGTTACACTACAAACATACAAAAGCAAAAGACATAGGCGAAATGACAGACGAAGAAGTGGCAGTAGCGGTTAAAAAAGCATCAGCGCTTCCCTGGTGGTTGTCATGAGTTTTAACGGTTCTTTATACCCGTTTCAAGAAGAAGCACGTGACAAGATGGTTGACAAAGGTCAAATGCTTTTGGCGGTTGTGATGGGCGGTGGTAAAACCGTAATCACCATTAGTTCATTAGAAGAACTATTTGCTCAGGGAGAGATATCCCGTGTAATAGTAATCGTTCCAGCAGGTTTGAAGTATCAATGGTTGCGAGAGATTGGAAAGTTTACTAACTCTAAAGCAATTGTAATTGATGGGCCAGCACGCTCACGTGAAAACTTGTGGAGAGCATCACTTCGTGCTAAGTATGTAATTGTAAACCCAGAGACACTTATTAACGACCAACACCTATTCAATTCTTTGCGGTTTGAAGCAATGGTTATTGATGAGGCAACTATTATTAAATCTCCTCGTGCAAAACGTACACGAATGATTAAGAAACTTGCAAAGAAGTGTCAGTATCGTTTTGCACTGACAGGACAACCAATTGAAAACAAACCAGAAGAACTGTTTTCAATTATGGAATTTGTTGATGCTAACGTGCTAGGAAAGTTTGATTCGTTTGATAGGACTTTCATTGTTCGTGATAAGTTTGGCAAACCAATGCGCTACAGGAACTTGAACCTGCTTACTAAATCATTAGAACGCTCAATGGTTCGTAAGAATAGAAAAGATATTGAAGACCAACTTCCTAAAGTAATCTCAACAGTAATCCCAGTAGAGTTTGATACAAAGGGAGCAAATGCCTACAAGCAGATTGCAAATGACCTTTTGTTACAAATTCAAAAAGCGCTTAAGACACATGGCAAAGGCTTTGACCTATGGAGCCACTACAACGGTAATGCTGCTGCAAACGAAGCACAGGGACAAATTATGTCAAGGCTCACTATTTTGAGGATGTTGTGTGACAATCCAGCATTAGTAACTAAGTCAGCCCATGAATACGTAACTTCAGGAAATGACACAGGCAGTAAATATGCTAAAGAAGTAGTTGACATGCAATGGGTCACAGAGCCATACGAAACACCCAAGTTGGATGCAGTTGTAGATTATATTTCTAATATCTTAGAAGAAGACCCAAACAATAAAGTTGTTTTGTTTTCATTTTTTAAAAAGAACCTTGATTTAATTGCAGAGCGCACAAAAGACCTAACAAAGTGCGTATTGTTTACAGGCGACATGAATTCAGCAGAAAAAGACAAATCAAAGCAGACGTTTACTAGCGACCCAAAGACACGCCTGTTCTTGTCATCAGATGCTGGAGGGTACGGTGTTGACCTTCCTCAAGCAAATTATCTTATCTCGTACGATTTACCTTGGTCTGCTGGTAAGTTAGACCAACGAGAAGCAAGAATCATTAGGTTGTCTTCAGTACACCCTCATGTTACTATTGCCTCCTTCGTTATGAAAGGTAGCATTGAAGAACGTCAGTATGAAATGCTTCAACAAAAACGAGCAATCAATGAAGCGTTCATTGATAAAGGTTACGATACACAAGGTAAGTTTGAACTAACGCTTAGTTCACTAACAGAATTTTTACAACACTCGGAGGTGTGAAATGTCAGAGCAAAACGACGTTGATGAAAACTACATCGCAAAGTTAGCAGCAGAGTTTAAAGACCAAAAGAAGTTCCTTGCTACTATTGAAGCACGTGTAGAAAAGATGAAGAAAGAGTTGAGCGGGTACGTAGAGGAGTTTGGAACACCTGACGACAATGGTCACCTTTGGTTGACGGTTGCTGGTGTTGAACTTAAACGTGAGCGCCGTGTCTCTAAATCATTTGATACAAATAGTGCTGAAGTTTGGGCAAAAGAAAATGATTTGTGGGACGAAGTAAAAGAAGTTGTTGAACGTTTGAGTGAAGATAAACTCGTAGCGTTAGCATGGAAGAACAAAGAGATTGCTCCTACGGTGCAGTCTTTCTATGTTGAAAAAGAAACATGGGCGTTTAAAGCGTAATGGCTAAAGACGTTCTTGATTACTTTAAAGATTTGCAGGACTATCCTGGTGGGCGTAAGCCGAAGAATCGGGAAAGTACTGTAAAAGCAAAAGCCGAAGATAGGTACAACGGAGCAAAAGCAAAGAAGTACGTTATCGGCGGTCAAGAAATGTACATGTTTACTATTGGTGAGTTAGCAAAAGCCATTGGTAAACGTCCATCTACTTTGCGTGTTTGGGAGCATAATGGATGGTTGCCTAAAGCAAAGTACCGAACACCCAAACCTAAAAAACAACAAATTCCAGAAAAATCCTCTAAGGGTAGGAGGCTTTACAGCGTAGAGCAGGTAGAGTTTCTACTGGAAGCAATGGAGCGTTTTAATATCCATGAAGTAAATCATGGAGATTGGGACGGTTTCCGCAAACATATCAAAGCCAATTGGCCTCAATAAACACGAAAGAACAAACATATGCCACGTAACTATGACATTGAAGAAACATTGTTAGAAAAGAATGAGGAAGTAGATACACCGCCACCAGCAGATAACACCTCACGTAAACTGCTCCGTGGAGGTTGGTCTCAAGTGGATGCACTCAAGAGTGCCGATTCACAGTTTGCACAGCGCCTCAAAGTAAGCGAAGAAGTGCAAGTTATCAAGTTCTTGGGAGATGAACCGTTTGCCGCATGGCACCAGCACTGGGTTGAGCGTGAGGGACAGAAGTCTTTCATTTGCATCCGTGAGTTGGAAGACCGTGGTTGCCCAATCTGCGAAACTGGTAATCGTCCATCACAGCGCATTGCCTTTAACGTAGTTCTCCTTACACCTAATGACAAGCCAGTAAACCGTTCGTTTGAAGTTGGTCCACGTGTAGTTGACCAGTTGCGTAACTTGAATAAGGCACCACAAACTGGTCCTTTGTCTAAGCACTACTGGGCAGTATCTCGCTCAGGTAAAGGAGCAACTACTTCTTACAATTTGCAAGTAATCCGTGAGCGTGACCTTGCAGATGAATGGGCGATTACTCCAATTGATGAAGCATTGTATTCATCATTGAATGACGCAAAGTACGATAGTTCAATCATGAAGGTTCCAACCTATGCTGAACTGTTGTCCATCGCTTCAGAAGACTTAGGAAAGTAGTCGGTGGGGGGCGTAATGCCCCCCATCGTTACAACTGTAGAACAACTTGATGAGATTGTTCAGTATGTAACTGATGCTGGGGCATTTGCTTATGACGTAGAAACCAAGACAGTGTTAGAACGTCATCCTGACATGCTTAAACACTTAGAGGCTGACTTTGAAGCGCACATCAAAACGCTAAAGAACAAGAGTCCTGAAATTATTGAGCGTGCTCATCAAAACTTTGAGCAGAAGTACAAAGACGCTATTGCAGTCAATCCTTTACGTAATGAAGTGTTTTGGATTGGTATTGCTACCTTTGGCAAATCATGGGCTATTCCTATGGGTCACACAGTTGGACACTTGCTTGAACAAGAAGAAGTAGGCGATGGTAGCACCGTGCCACCTCCTGGCTATCGCAAACTTCTTAAGAGTGGTGAAGAATCTATGGCTAAGGCTAAGTACATCAAACCAGCGGTGTATGCAGAACCTCCACAACAGTTATCACGTGCTGTTGTCTTAGAGCGCCTACGTCCAATCTTTTTTAGCAATTTAATTAAGGTTGGGCACAACATCAAGTTTGATGCTAGGTCAATATCTAAATACTATAATGTAGTCACACCTGGACCATATGTAGACACAATGTTGTTACAACATATTGTCAACGAGAACTTGATGAGTTACTCACTTGAAAACCTTATTGAGAATAACTATAAGCAACACAAGGCTTATAAAAAAGGTGGCAAGTTAGGTAAGACAGTTAGTGATAAAACGATTGATGAAGCAGCCCTGTACGTTCATCGTGATGCTCGTTGGACATGGTTGTTGTATACACGGTTACTACATAAGGTAAATGCCCACGCAGATTTACGGCAAGCCCTGCAACTAGATTGTGCGGTGCTTGAAGTGCTTATGCACATGGAGAACGAGGGTATTCCAGTTGATGCAGGCAACCTGACCAACTTGAGTAAAGATTTGGACAGTGAACTTCAAGGTGTCTTAGAAAGTATTTCTAAGTATGCACCAGTAGGGTTTAATCCCGATTCCAATAAGCACAAGCAAACCTTTCTGTTTTCCAAGAAGTCAGAGGGAGGGCTTGGGTTAAAGCCAACTAAGAAAACAAACAAAGGTGCTCCATCAGTTGATGAAGAATCGCTAAAGAGTATTGCTCATAAGCATGAGGTTGTTGAGCAGTTGCTGAAGTGGCAGGAACTTAAGAAACTTAAATCAACTTACGTTGACGGACTGTTACCGAAGTTGTACAAAGACAGGTTGCATCCATCGTTCCACCTGCACCGTACAGCCACAGGTCGTTTGTCGTCATCTGACCCCAACTTGCAAAACATTCCACGTGATTCAAGTATTCGTGGATTGTTTGTTGCTCCCAAAGGTGGGACGTTGTTGGTGGCTGACTATGACCAAATTGAGTTGCGAGTTATGGCTATGTTCAGTCAAGATAAGCGACTGTTAAACACTTTTGCCAATAACGAAGACATTCACACCGCAACCGCTTCTGCTGTCTTTAAAAAGAAACCCGAAGAAGTAACGGCTGAAGAACGTCAGATTGGAAAGGGTGTTAACTTCCTTACGGCTTATGGCGGTGGCTCAATGAAGTTGGCTCGTGTTACAGGTATTACAAAAGAACACGCAGAAGACATTTTAAATAGTTACTATAAGAGTTTCTCAGAACTCACAGCATGGAAGCAGGATGTGGTTTCTAAGGGCAGGCGTGATGGGTACGTATCTACGCTCTATGGGCGACGTAGGAGGCTCTCAGACCTCTCCTCAACCGATTCAGGGCTTAGGTCAAGGGCTGAACGCCAAGCGGTAAATGCTGTCGTACAGGGAACAGCCGCAGACCTTTGCAAAAAGGCTATGGTGGACGTTTACAACGTTATTAAAGATACAAGCGTTAAATTATTAGTACAAGTTCATGACGAATTGGTGGCTTCAGTAGACAAGGAAGAAGTTACTCAAATCCTCAATCCGTTTGTTTTGGCTATGGGAGATGGTACGGTACTTGAGCATGTTCCTATTAAAGTTTCCTACGAGTTCGCAAATAGTTGGGCAGAAGCAAAATAATGTCTGATTACAACGAAGTGTTAGATAAAAGATTATTTTATTTAATGCTGTCTATAGCGCAAGGGCAAGAGTTTGCCCAAGAAATGGGATTCTCTAACCCATCAGATGACGTGCTTCAAGCAGAGTTGTTTGACATAGCCAGCAGATGGGCTTTGTTTGTTAATCAAGGAATATTACAAAATGTAGGTGAATCAGCAGAATGGATTTTAGAATTGCTGGAAAACCAAGAAAAGTTAGTGACACCTAAAGAAGATTTATTGCCCTTCTTTGTAGCCTTTGGTGTGTCATTAGTCAATAGATTATTGGAGCATGGAAACGTTACAATCATATTGGATGAACAAGCGTTACTAGGATGGGACGAAGATGAGTGATTGGTGGACAAAGAAATTAGCAGGGGAGAAACCAACTCCTCAAACACGTATTCCAGGAATTCCGTATACTCCTACACAACAGCCACAAGCACAACCAAGGCAAGTTACTCCACAAGATTTGCCAAAAGATGAACACATCCCAATGGGTGCTGCAATTCGTATGTGGAAAGGTGGAGAAGCGCATAGAAAAGAAGGTGACATGTCTTGCCCCGATTGTGGAAGCAAGAATGTGTTTACAAGAGCAAAGAATAATATCATTAACGGTAAAGCCCCAGCACCACGTTGTTTTGAATGTGGATGGAATGGGCTGTACGAACAAGCATCACAAATATCATGGACGAACTAAGGAACAAACATGGCAGATTACGAATCGTTAGCATCAATCATTTCCACCATCAACAAAAAGTATGGTGAAGACCTTCTCATTAAAGGTTCTGACATTAAAGAAGAAGTACCACGTGTTACATCAGGAGTACTTGCTTATGATTTGATGCTTGGTGGTGGCTGGCCTATTAACCAATGGAGTGAAATCATTGGTGAAGAATCGTCAGGTAAAACTGCACTTGCATACAAAACTATTGCGGCTAACCAAGCAATCAATCCAGACTTCACAGCACTGTGGATTGCTGCTGAGGCGTATGTTCCACAATACGCTAGTGCTATTGGTGTAGATACAGAACGTTTATGGGTAGTAGAGACAAATGTGATGGAACAGGTTTACGACTTAATCATTAAAGCATTGGATAACCGTGCAGTAGACATGATTGTTGTTGACTCCTTGCCTTCTCTTGTTCCAGGTGATGAAGCAGAAAAGACTATGGAAGAATTTACAATGGGTCTTGGTGCTCGCCTTACTGGTAAGTTTTTTCGCAAATCATCAAAGGCACAGCGCAGGTCACTTGTTAATGAAGACCGCCCATGTACTGGATTGGTTATTAACCAGTGGCGTGAAAAGATTGGCGTGATGTGGGGAGATAACCGTACTACTCCAGGTGGTAAGGCTAAGAATTTCCACTACTTCTGCCGTGTTGAAGTAAAGCGTGACGAATGGCTTAAGGAAAAAGACGAAGCAGTAGGACAAACCATCAAGGCTCGTACTATTAAGAACAAAACATATCGTCCACAACAAACAGCCGTAGTTGACTTTTATTTCACTAAATCAGGAAAGTTTGCATTTGGTGAGTTTGATACAGTCAAGGATGTTGTCAATATCAGCATCGCTTTGGGATTGATTGGTCGTGCTGGTCCATACTATTCCTACGGAGAACAAAAGTGGCAAGGTAAAGAAGCACTGCTTCAAGCAGTTCGTGAAGACCTTGATATTCAACGTGCTCTTAAGGCTGAAGCGTTTGGTCACTTTGGTTTGGCAGTTCCCGCATGATTCTTGGCGGTGACAATGACCGTAAGAAAATTCTAAAGAAATCACAAAAGCAAGAAAAGCGTTCTGCTAATGTGTACAAAGGAAGCCGCAATGCTGGTTCTGGAAGTGGTTGGGTACGAAAGAACGACGTACGTAGCCATGATTTCTTAATTGAAAATAAGTTTACAAATAACAAAACACAATATTCACTAAAACATAAAGAATTAAAGGAACTAACAGAACGTGCGATTTTGGAAGACCGTGTACCTGTACTTCAATTTGATCTCAATGACCGCCGTTATGTGGTACTTGTTGAAGATGATTTTCTGAGTATGTTTTATGAGTGAACCTAACTTTTTTGATATTGAAAACTTAAAGAAAAGCATGCGTACTAAGGGACGCATTATTCCGCTTGCCTCAATTCAAGCCACTATTGAAAATAGTGAACAGAATAAAAAGCGAGATACTAAGTACCTGCATCCAAGCGAAATCTGTAAACGTGATTGGTGTCCTCGTGCCTCAATGTACGAAATATTAGGTTATGAAAAGACAGCAAGCAAAGAACACTCTTTTCAAACTTTAAACATTTTTCATACAGGGCATGACATTCATGCTAAATGGCAAGGGTGGCTTGAACGTGCTGGTGTATTGGCAAAAAGTGAGTTGCCAATTTTTGATGAAGAACACCACATTATGGGTCATGCAGATGGTTTGATTAATGACCTTGACGGAGAAGCCATACTAGAAATTAAAAGCATTGGCGCTGGCACTATCCGAATGGAAAACTTTGAGTTACATAAAAAATATACCGATAAAGAAATAACACATGAAGAATTATGGAATAAGATTCGTCAACCTTTTTACACACACTTACGACAGTTAAATTTGTACATGTTTGTTACAGGTGTGCACACTGGTGTGTTTTTATACGAATGGAAAGCAACGCAAGCCTGTAAAGAGTTTGAAGTAAAGTACCAACCAGCACTGATTGAGCCAATTTTATCTGCTTGTGCATTGGTTAAAAAGTCATTAGATGAAGGTACAATCATTGCCCGTCCTGTATGGGCAGACAGCACACATAAGAATTGTAAGAAATGTCCATTTAAAACAACATGTTGGAAAGAAGACAATAGTGGAGACCGACAACCAATTAGCCCAAACACCCTTGATGCAAGAGTTTTTGAGGAAATTTCAATTGCCAGCACGACCAGCGGGGCAAGTTCCAGTAATCCCGTCACACCTAGACGACTTATCCGACACTGAGTTAATGGAGTGCTATGTTGAGTTTATGGCATGGCTTTCATACGCAAAAGCAGAGTTAGTAATTGCTGAAATTGCAGAAGAACGCTGCGCTAATGAAGCACATTTAACAGAATCCAAAACACTGATTATTCAATGGGCTGGAGACAAGGGAGACACAGTGACACTTGCAAAGGCTCGTAGGGACGTAGACCCAACCGTAGTTGAGATGCAAGAACAACACCTTGCTGCCCGTGCGTACCGTAAATTAGTTGAGTCTGTTTATGACCGTTGTGAACGTGGTGCTCAGGTGCTTTCACGTGAATTAAGTAGGCGCATTAGTATTGTTCCACAAGAACGTCGTTTAGCACGGCACACAGCATAATGGTTTCAATACAATGCAATAAATGTAACGCAATAGTGTTACATGACCCCAAGCAACTAACAGGTTGTCTTTGTGACCCAGATGCCCCAACATGGTGTTGGATAGAAGCAGATGGTAGGGTCAGAGGGTTTTCACATTCCAAATACAACGTACTAGAAGATAAGGAATAAGCATGGATAAAACATATGACAAGTGGGAAGCATTGGCACACGATTTGATGGACCTTGTAGACATGTTTGCTTGCGACAAGGTAGACATGCAGTACTACAAACGTATTCGCAAATCATATGAGCGAGCATGTTCCAGTGATGGAGTTGGCAACATTAACGGTAATAACAATAATTTTAGTAACAATAGTGGGAGCATTGGTGGCACCTGCAATTGTAAAAAGTGCTAACTAATGGGCAATAAGCACAAAGCCAAGGGAACATCATTTGAAACCCTTATCGTCAACCATTTAAAATCCTTAGATATGCCCAATGCTCGGCGTACCGCACTTGCTGGGGAAAATGACACTGGCGATATTAACGGTATAACCAATAGTATTACCTTTCGTGAAGTTTGTTTACAGTGTAAAAACCAAAAGAAATGGGATTTGAGTGGTTGGCTAAATGCCACTGTTGAACAAGCCAAAAGGCTTAAGGATGCAGTCCCAGCATTAGTTGTTAAAAGACCAGGAAAAGGCGAAAAAGCCGTTGGAGAGTCTTACGTTGTGATGAGGTTAGATGATTTTGTACACCTATTGAAAGAAGCAAAATACAAGTAATCTAGTAGGACACTTACAAACAGTTTAGGAGTCCTATGTCACAAGAACTTAATTCAGAAATTGATGATTTTATTAAAGTATCTGGTGGAAGTAATCCACAGAGCGTTGGTTCAATTATTGCACGAGCCGTTAACGCAGGTCAATACCCCAAGATTAGAGCCATTGGTGCTAGTGCAGTCAATCAAGCCGTAAAAGCATGCGCTATTGCACGTGGCTTTGTTGCTCCACGTGGTGTTGACATTACTTTTATTATTGGCTTTGATGATATTATTGGAGAGAACGGTGAAAACATCTCCGCTATATCATTTAAACCAATTGCGAGGTAATTATGGGGTTTTTAAGTAGAATTCGTGGCGGTGCAGGTGCAGGTAAGGGCTACAACGCTCACCATGTTCCACCTAAGCCAACAGAAACTCACACTGTTCGTGATGATAGTGAAAACACCACACAGGCAATGACTGCACGGCGAGCAAAGCGTGATGCTGCCCAACCACTTCGCCCAAGTATTCTTCAATCTGATTATGTTAACCCAGATGGTTCTCCAGTGGGGAACCCAAGGGAACGAGTAAAGATTGGTGCTGAGTA